CATAGGGGTTCGCCCCAGGGCTCGACTTCTTGATCTGCTTGACGGCCTCATCGAGAATTTTCGGCATGGTTTTGTTCCTTCTTCTATGAACGCCCTCCCGACGCCACTCTAAGACCCGGCATGGGCATCGGCCCTGCCGGCGGCGGCCCCGGTGCCTGTCCCGGCGGCCTCTGTGCTCCAGGAGGAGGCCCTTGCGGCGCATTGGCCGCACCCATCGGCCCCTGCGCCGGGCCTGCTCCTGGAACCGACATGCCGGGAGGTGGGGCGCCCGGAGCGGCGCCACCCGGTGCGCCCGTGCCTGGAGGCCCTGCGGGCGCCAATCCCGAGGCAGCTCTGGAGGCCATCCCGTTGATGGCCATTATGGAGGGCAGCATGCTCTGGAACGCTTGTGTGATGTCCAGCTTGTCGTCCAGCCGCTTGATGAGTTCCTTGGCCAGGAATTCCGGCTTGATCCCCGGTATCTGCATCAGAAGAGGAAAGAGCCGCTCGGCGTTGGCGATCTCCTGCGCCTGGTTGGGCCGGCCCGTGCTTCCGGCCTCGATCTTCAGCCACACCTCGTCGGCAATTTGTTGCTTGGATAGTTCCGGCCACACGGCACCCACGCCCACCACTCTCCGGACAGTCTCGGCCGAGCACTCCTGAAGAAGGATTTGCGAGCCGGTTCTGGCGATCCCGGTGAGAAGATCATCGATGTCATCGATGTTGGAGCCCATCGCGGTGGCGCGGGAAGCTTCGGCAATGTTCGACTGCGTGGCGCTGGCGCCGCCGCCGGTCGCCCCGATATTGGCGTCCTGAAGCCCGGAGACGCGCATCATGTCCCCGAAAAGCTGCTCCGTCTCGTAGAGGTTCGGATCGATGGGCGGTCCCCGGAAGGTCTGGAGGAGATCATCCACCTTCTGCCCCGGCTGGAGCCCGTTCAGCTCGATGATGGCATTGTCCGGATGGCTCTCCAGCTTGTCGAGATCGTCCTGATCCACGGAGCCGGAGGACACCACGATCTTGGGCCGCGCGGCACGGCGGTGCTCCCTAAGCCCCTGGCGACCACGGTTGTAGTCGATCTGCATGTCGCGGATGAGCTTCACGTCGCTCGGCGGGAAGATGTTGATCTCGTGGTCGATGTCGTTCAGCGTCAGGACGAACCACGGCCAGAAGCGATCCGTGTAGACATCCGGCGATGCGGGCTCCCTCAGGAAGTCGGGATATCCATCGCAGATCACGTATACGAGGCCGTCCTTGCGGTTATAGGTTTCCCAGACGCAGCAACTACGGCCGTCGGGGCCTTCCTTGTTGTCGGTGCGCGACCTCTGATCCTGCACGACCACCAGGCCACTTCTCGTGGTGACGGTTGCGCCGTCCCCGACTGCGCCCTTGTAGGCCGTGTAGTTCTTGCCGACATCGAGATTATAGATTTCCTTCACGTCGTTGGGCGAGAGTATGAACTCCTGAGCCACCCAATCCGCGCCCAGGAACTCCCTCAGGTTGATGCATTTCGTGTCTGGGATTATCGAGGTGGAAGAGGGATAATCGAAAGTGAGCCCTTCCCGGACCACGACCTCGGTCTGGGCCGCCAAGTCGTTCAGGAGAAGACGCATCTCCTCCATCTCAGGGCCATTGGGGTCCGCCTCATCGTCATGCAAGTCGGCAGAGAGACGCTCCAAGGTCGCAAGGCGGTTCGAGACATCCGCGATGCGCTGCTCGATCTCTGGCTTCTTCTGCATTACACGCTCGAAGCCAAGCTTGACGTAGCCCACCCCGGTGGTCGAGGCACGGCGCACGACCATCTTCATCATCTGCTTGAAGTCCTGGGGCAACTGATCGATGTTCTGTCTGAAGAAATACTCTAAAGTCTTGGCGATCTTGTCGAGCTGCTGTTCCGCCAGCTTCACCTGTGCCGCATCCTGCAAGATCGGCTGCGCGGTCTGCTGCGCCATCTGCATCTGCTCGGGCGTGATCCCGCCCGTCGCCGACTGCTGCACCATCTCGGCGGCCGTCTGCTGAAGAGCCACCAGGGTGCTCTGGTCCCCGTCCCAGAGCGTGTTCATGATCCGCTTGCGGCGGTAGGCGATGAACTTGGGGTTCTTGGCGTAGAAGAAGGCCACGCGCTGCGAGACGACGCGAAGCGTAAGGTTTATGACGTAGCGATCATCCTTGGCTTCCTTCGACCATTGCAGGCCAAGCACGAAGTCCTGATCGGCCCGCATCTGCTCGAAGACGGGCTCCCAATACTTTTTGGCGCGCTTGATCTTGTCGTTCCACTTCTGGACGAGTTCCTTGCGCTCAAGGGGCGGGTCCGGCTTGTCGCGGTCTATGAGGTCGTCATTGGCCTTCTGCGCATCGAGGTCTGCTTGTTGCGCGGCAAGGCCGAGAGGCACCTCGCCCTTGACGAAGGCGCCTTCGAGCTGGGAGCTGAGGTCAACGCCGGCCATCACCAGCCTCCGGTTCGCCTGTCTTCACGCTGGCGCTCCTTGCGTGCGCTCTCGATCACCCAGCCGTAGGTCATGATCTTGGCCGGGTCCTTCCTGGGCTTGGCGAGACGCTGGCCGCGCTGCTGGCGAAGACCCTCGCCGAAATTGGCCATCGTGTCCACGAAGTCGTCATGGGCGCCTTGCGGGAATTTCAGCATCTGGTCGTGCGCCTCGGCCCACCAATGCGTGAAACTGGGGTAGAGCACCTTCATCATCGCCATGCGCGCCTGGATGCTCTGGGCTCTCTGGAGCTTGTCACCAATCGGAGACAGTTCCACGATAGAGCAAAAGACCCTCTTCTCCATCATCCGCTTGCGCAGGAACGGCCCGATGCTCTTCGAGATGTGGTCCTTGCCGGCCCACCAGAAGATGGGGCTGTACTTGTCCATCATGAAGATCATCGCCTCGACCACGGTATTGGTGTCGGCCTGCTTCCAGAAAATATCGGGCTGCACCCACATTTGGTCATGCTCGTCTATGCCGACTGCGATAAGACAGGTCTTGTCGCGTCCTTGCTCAAGGGAGACTGCATGGTCCGAGGCACAGTAGAAACGGAGCCGTTCTCTGACTGGCATCCGATCCATGCGCGCATAAGTTCTCAGATTGACGGCCTTGAAGAAGCTCCCCTCCTCGGGGGTTGGGCGTCCCTGGTAAAGGGCCTGAAAACCTCTAACGTCCGTCTGTCGGAGGCTGTCGAGATAATCCTTGTCGAAACGTTCGGGCCAGAGCGGTTCCCCTTCAGCCCGTCCGAGAACATCGTCTTTACGGGCAAAGGCCGGCATGTCGATGACACGCCATTTCTTGGCCTCCGCGAGCGAGTAGCAGGGGTTCTGTGGGTCCGTAAGTCGCCCGATAAGATCGTCTTCGTGCCATCTAGTATTCGATGACACGAGTTTATTAGCTATGAAGTTTTCAGTTCGGGAAATTTGAATGTCGAAAACATCTTCTACACCAACTTCGAGTATTTCAACTATAGGGTCAGGAATGACTTCTGATGTAAATAGCGGCGGCGTCAAGCTCATCTGCGGTTTTTGATTTGCTGACCAGCCAATTACAGGTGTTACAGAGTAATCCTCTAATTTTATTTGTTCCATAACAGTGGTCCACGCAAAGAGTGCGGGACCAGTGTCGAGGCAATTTGACGCCAGGAGGCGTTTTGCAAATGGCGCAAACGCCGCCTTGCCGCTCGAACAGAGCGTCATAATCGCTTTGAGTAATGCCGTAGCGGTGTTTGAGATGGGCTCGGCGTGTCGCGCTATGGTTGACCGAAGGAGAGCGAACACCCCGTTCCCACCGGTCCTTGTTGTAATGAGACATGCAGAACCCCTAGCATTTGGCGGGTAGTTTGCAATTTGCCGCCTTGCAGGTTTTTCCGCTCCACTTACCCCAGTGATCCGGAGGATTTTGTCTCCCTTTTTGAGCGTATCCGTTCGCCGCCATTCTGAACTTCCAGCATTCTCCACAAGAAAAGGATGCCTCGCGTTAGCCTTGACGACACTACCGGATTTTGTCCTGATTGCAAAGACTTTATCAGGACCTTGATTGGCCCAGTTCAGAACGGTTTCGACCGTGATTTCTCGTCGGCTCCTGTCATAAGTCGCTACCCGATCACCAGGGCGGATTTCCCGAAGAGGTTTTTCCACGCCATCGGCCATCAGCACTGACGTGTCCCCGGTCAGGCACTGAATGATGACGATTGCGCCCGCCTTTGTCATAAGCCGGGTCTGGAGCACCTGCGTGTACCAGCTCCAGAGCTGTTCGCGGATGGTCGGGCTGTCGGCCTCCTTCCGATCCTTGGTGGGATCGTCAAGAAGGATCACGTCAGCGCCGCGCCCGGTCGCGCCGGAGCCCCTTCCTAGGAAGAACACCACGCCGCCCTCGGTTGTCTCAAGCCTGTCCACCGAGGCCGATCCCGCCTTGAGCCGCGCCTTGGGGAAGACCTGCTCGTAAAGAGGGCTCTCCATGAGGTCGCGCACCGCGCGACCGTGATCCCAGGCGAACTTCTCCGAGTAGGTGGCGACGATGATGGATTTCTCGGGATTTTTCCCGATGAACCAGGCCGCGAACATATGGGAAGAGAGACGGGTCTTGCCGTGCCTCGGCGGCAGGGTGATCTGGAGACGCTTGTAGCTCCCCTTCTCGATCTGTTCGAGGGCGGCTCCCAGGACCTTATGGTGCCTCGCCGGCCGATAGAGGCTGATCGTCACATCGTCACGGTCATCTGGCACAGGGCTCATGAAGCACGCGAAGGTGATCAGGTCCTCCCTCGCAAGAAGGATGACCTTCTTGCGCTGGAGCAGCTTCCTGATGTCGATCCGGTCACTCATTTGTGCTTATGGCGATCCTTGTCCTTGTCCTTGTGCTTGTCGTGCTTGCCATGCTGTTCCGCATCCTGAGGATCATCCTCGGCCGGCTCCCCTTCTGAAGTGGGCGCCTGGCCGCCATGCTTAGCCTTGAGGCGTCCAGCAGCCGTAGCCTCCGAGACGGTTCCGGCTTCGAGCGTGCTCACCCGTGCTTCGAGATCGCTGACCTGGGTCTGAAGCGCGCTCACCTGGCTGGATATCCCGCTCAAGGCGTTGTTGGCCGAAGTCATCTCGCCTTCGAGCGTGCTTATCTTGCTCTCGATGCCATCCACCTGGGTCTGGAGCGCGTCGAAGCTCTCCTGAACGTTGGCGGGGTCGAAGGTCTTGCCCGCCACGGTGACGTGGAGGGTCTGGCCGGGCTCCCACGCCGCACCGGAGTTGTTCGCCACC